ATCCTTGTCAGCTTCGCTCCAGTCAGATCATTGCCAGGCGTTGTCTCGTTTACAGCCAACAACACAGCCGTGACAAAGCTGTTGGTGTTGGCAATCCGCATGGTGGGACGAGGCAACGTTCCATCACCCTTAAACTCAAATCCGTCTGCCTCAATCGGCAATGCGATATAGGTGTTACCCGCAAAAATTATTTGACCAGTCGTCGTTTTCTGGTTAACGCCGTTGAAGAAGTAATGCGTCGTATCGCTGCCGTGGATAGCAGCCTCTAGCTGGAGCTGAAATAGCTCAATAACCGCAAACGGGCTAGACGTGAGCAGATTTTCAAAAAGCTCGCTCATACCTCAAACACCTGCTGGAACGTAACGGTGATCGTGGCTCTGTTCAAATACGGTATGGACTTCGACCAATCCTGGCAAATCCATTTGTAGGTATCGGTTTCGTCCGGCGGCGACCAGTCAAAACTTTCCGCTCCACCGCGTGCCTCGAGGAAAGTTTCAATCGTGTCGGCATCAGCCTCCGATACCTCAAACGTCAGGTTCCATTGCTTGGCATCTTGATTGAGGCCATACGTCAGACGCTGAGAAAAACCATCTCCGAACTGGACATTGCGAACTCTGGGACGGCTACGCTTGCTCGCCCCATACGTTGGATTGATAGAAGGGAAAGTAGCCATTAGCGGGTAAGAAGTCCTCCAGGTCGCTTCTGTTTAATCAATTCTGCCTGCACCGCTGCACCAATCAAGCGGCCAAGCTGATCAGCACCGCCTTGGTTGCCCTGTACTTCCGTTCCAGAAGCATCGACGTTAACAACGACGCTGGTGCTGCCCATGGCGTTATTTGGAACGATATTGCCCTGCGCTCCAGGGACAAACAGCTCAGGACCACGCTCGCCAACCAAATAAGGGCGTCCCGCGCCAACAACTCCCCCATTTGCTTTTCCGGTAAGGGGATTCGGGAAAAGACTAGATCCAGGGAATAATGCGTTTAAACCAAACGCGACGCCAAGATCCAGAAGACGATTGGCGATATTACGAAGAACATTGCTTGCCACCTCGCCAAGAGTTCTCGTACCTTCCACCGCAGAAGAAATTGCGTCAACAACACCACTTTTAATAGTGCTACCGATTTCTGTGTAAACGCTTTTCATTCGGTCCGCAATCTTTACCTGCTCTTCAAGCGCAAATTTTTCTTTCACAACCAATTCAACAGCATCTCGTTTGTCATCTCCGTACTCTTCAACTAGTTTATTTATTTGCTGCTGCATTTGCACCTCTTCTACATTACCCTCCAAGCGAGCACGCAATAGCTCGTTTTGATCGCCAATGCTATCTAACTGCCTGTTAAAAGACGCTTCTTTCTTTAGTTCAATATCACGCTGCTTTGTTGCAACGTCTATTCGGTCCTGCAAAGCTTTCATGCGATCCTTTTCAGCCCTATTTGCATCACGTATTTGCGTCGGAGTTTGAATACCAGCCGCAACGCCTTTAATCTCCTGAAGCACAGGCATCTCAAATTTTCGTTGAGAACTGGTCGCAACCCCTGTTGCAAACTGCCTTGCTTGCTCCGAAGTAGCAAAACCGGGACCGCCCAAAGCTCTGCTTCTTTGACTCAATGCAGAAAGCGCTTGCTGCGAAGAAGTGGTCAGCTCTCCCTTGGTAGTTAAAAAACTTGTACCCAGAATATCTTGAGCTAATTTTTCTTTTCCCGTTAAACCTGTTCGCTTACCGAAAGCAATAATATCTGCTTGCTCACCTGCAAATTTGGCTAAAGCCTCAAGCAAAGGACCGGCAACTTTTGCAATTTCAGATAAAACTTGAGTAAAAATGACGCTTAAGTTATTTCCCAGAGTTACCGCATCGTTGCCGAACTTGGTCAAAGCATTAACGCCATCTTGTCCGACTTTTGTGGCCAAAAGCTTTGTCGCAAGCTCTGCAGCTTGAGCAGCAGAACCATATTTCTCGATTTTGCCTAAGAATTCTTCAGTTTCCGTCCCAACAATCCCTGTTGCTTCGGCAACCCTGTCAAGATCAAACGATGTTTCGCTAAATGCTTGACCAAGCTCTGCAGCTGCCCTGCCAAGCTGCTCAAACTGTCCAACGATTAACTGACCAGCAATACCACCAGCAAATCCTCCAGCCGCTCCACCTGCAAAGCCACCTAGGGCCTGCAGTGGTCCGCCGCCAAACAGCAATGGAAAGCCACCACCAAGAACAGCCTGGCTAAGTCTTCCTCCACCACCAAATCCACCTCCTGATCTACCCCCTCCACCTCTGCCAGATCGCGTCGCTTGACGCTGCAAAGATGCGTTTTCAGTTAAAAGCTTGTTCTCACGTCGCAGCTCTTTATTGATATTTTTAAGTTTAGTTAGCTTTTTGTCTAAATTTCCGTTGGTCTTATTAAGGCTTGCTCCTCCCTTTTGCTGTACTTTTTTGAAAGCTTCGTTTATCTTGTTTGCAGACTTACTCGCCTCGTTTAGCTTTTTAGTCAGTTTGTTTAGCTTTGTTTCGCTAAACTTAATGGCTATATTTACGCCGTAGTCAGCCATCGACCCACAAAGCCAACAAGTGATGGCTTTAGTCTACCGCTTTGTCATGGTTTGAGCCCTACTGGACATCCTGGAACGGTCCATCACTTTCTCCTCTTCCTCGCCTTTAATCTCGTAGTAAGCAGCCCAGCCGATTAGCTCCTCTTGAGTCAGGCGTTGAGTGAGTTGCAGGACAGTCATTCCTAGCTCAGTAGCCAGAAAGAACAAGAAAAGCCAGTCACTACGCGCTTTTGAGGTCTGCCTTCGCTTCCTCCACCTTGTTCTCGGAACCAGAAGACAGCATGGCCAACTGAATCTCCTGAAGAACTGAAGCGTCTACAGCGTTTTTCAGCTGCGCTTTTTCGCCATCCTGGAACAGCCGCTTACCATCTGCGTCCAAAGCCTTTTCAATCATCAGGCCCAACGCAAAATCGTTGGCATCATCCGTTCCAGTCTTTTTCTGGATGCTCTCGCGTTCAGCAATGGTCAAAGGGTGCCAGTACACCTCAAGCACTACCTCGTCACCGTCCTTGACTTCATGCTTATACAGCTGGCTAACGCCAAACTTGTTGCGAAGAAGCTCTGTGGCCCGCATGAAACGCTTGCTTTGTCAATACTATACTACGCGATAGCCGTAAACTGGCAAGAAATAACGCCTACAAAATGAGAACGATCCTCTAAGTCCAACGGTGTTGGTCCATTGATGTCCAGAACCCTAGGAACAGAACTAAAAGTATCCGTATAACCTGGAGCGTTCACCGAAGTAAGCCCGTCAATCACTGCTTCGCTAAGCGCAGACAGCACTGCCGTTCCAGCACTCTTAGGCACGTAGACATTGCATTGGATCGTGCCGGAGTAGTAATCCTGCGAAGCGCCTTGGTTTTGCAATGTAGATTGACCAAAATTGACCGACATCAAAATGTATTTCTTGGTTTTACCCGGAGTGGTAAACGCCACATTGTCGTAGACCATCAGGACATCGCTGTCAGCAGCAACGACGGCATCAGTTACAGCCTTCTCAAAAGCAGCACGAGCGTTAACGAGTGTCATGACCTACCTCCTTTCTCGGAAAAGCTTTTTTTGAGAAGAGCTTTGATGCCCTGCCCTTGAACATAGTTCTGAACCTGGCCAAACTCGATTGCACGCTCTGCGTAATCCACAGAGCTACCAACGTAAACCGTATTCTGAAGCTTTAAGCCAGATTGAGCCTTAAAACGTGGCCTGATAACCGGTTGTATCTTGCCCTGCTCCTTTGCCTTTTCGCTCCAAGGCTTGAAATTTTCAATCTTGTCTTTCGCTTGGACCCTTTCCGTCTGCGCTTTCCAGCTTGACGCAAAAAAGCCTGTCCTCACAGGGCTATTCCCTGTTTGAGCCAAGCCTTCTTTTGAAATAACATCCGCACTAAACTGATTTAATCCAGCAGTCAGCTTGCTCTTAAGATCCTTAGCGGCGTGACTTAGATCTTTCATCAGAACCTCACCAGCAGCTGATACAGATACTCCTGGCCGCCTTTCATTGTCCGAATATCTGTGATCTGAGCAACGCGATTTGATCCCGCATACTTCAACGTTACTGTGTCTTCAAACGTCGGCTGGTTGTCTCCGATTTGATCGGGAGTGATATACAAACGAGCCTTGCGCTCTTCGCGCCCTTCCTCTTCTTCAGCATCAACAAACTCGACCGGCACTTGGATCGAATAAGTCGTATCAGTCGTTGTCAGCGCTCCGGTGCTGGTGTTGTAGGTCGGAGATGCTTTGCGGGTGTACGTGATCGTGTGATCAAATGACTTGCCCAGATCAGCAACGACCTGCTTAGCAACGCTTTTGAACAGACTGTCGAGTGCGCCTGCCATCTCAACCCCTCACCACACGGACCTGATAGCTCCCACTACCGCCAAGGCAGTAAGCACCAAGGTAAGACTGCAGCCAAGGATAAACATCAAACACGTTATTAACTGTTCCCGTAGCTTGGCTCGAAGTGTTGTACTTGACTTCCATCTCTCCGAGTTTGACGGACTCGTATAGCCCCGTGTCGCCTGTCGTTCCAGTGATCGAGTCCGTGTCGTTCGCCAACGCATTGGCCAGCTCATACGTCGCATATTTGATGTCGTTCGGAATTGCGGAGCAGGTCAGCTCAACACGATCCACGTGATAA